ATCTGCAGTACCAACTACTGCACAATTAGCATTAGGAGAAGTTGCTATCAACACGTTTGATGGCAAACTGTTTATCAAGAAAGACAACGGCACAGAAAGCATCGTAGAGATTGGTGCTGGTGCTGGGGGAGGAGGAATATCTAATGTAGTAGAAGATACCACTCCACAACTTGGTGGAGACTTAGATTCAAATGGTAATAACATTCTTCTGAATGACGACAAAATTGTTCTAAGTAATAATCAGAATTTTTTAGTTGGCAGTTCAACAACCACAGGTGCTGCTCTGACGACAGGAACTGATAATATTCTTATTGGCGACCAGTCGGGGGAATCACTTACTAGTGGTGTTTATAACATATCTATCGGTCAACTTGCTGGTTCAGCTAATACCGATGGTAATCAAAATATCTCTATAGGTAGATTTGCGGGACTTAATTTTGACGGTGCATTTAATAATGTTTTTATTGGAGTTAATGCTGGTGGTGAAATTACATCTGCTAGTTATAATGTATGCATAGGAGAAGGTGCTGGTGAAGGAGCAAATAGTGGTGCAACTGGTAATCATAACGTCTTCCTAGGATATTTTCCATCACCTGGTTATACTACTGGATCAGAAAATGTTTCGATTGGATATATTGCTGGACCTTCTATTACAGAAGGGCAAGATAACGTTTCTATTGGCACACTATCAGGAAATAATAATACTACAGGATCTTCCAATATTTTTATTGGAAAATATGGAGGAATATCTACAACTGCATCAAATAAAGTTATCATAGGAAATGGATTTAGTGAATCATTTTTATTTGATGCGCCAGATACAACTAGCAATGAGCAACTTGCTATAGGAAATAGAACAAGTAGTGGAGCAGCAAACTATTGGATTGTTGGAGATGAGAATTATAATGTTGGTATTGGAATAGATCCAACTGAAAAATTAGATGTACAAGGTAATATAAAAGCGACTTCGTTTATAAAATCTGGCGGAACTGCATCACAGTATTTAATGGCAGATGGATCCGTTAGTAATGGCGGAGAAAATTACTTCCAGTCAACAGCGCCAACATCTCCAAGTGTAGGAGATCGCTGGGTAGATTCTGACGACGGAATTTGTTACGTTTACTACAACGACGGAAATAGTTCACAGTGGATTGAATTTGGTTCTTCATATACAGTAACTGGTGCAACAGAACCTGCAGCTGCACAAGAAACTATCAGTTCGTTTTTATTAATGGGAGCATAAAATGGCAACAACATATAAAGTACTTGGACAAAGTTCTCCATCTGCTACAACAAACACAGATTTATACACAGTTCCAGCATCTACTAGTACTGTAGTATCAACGCTTTCTATATGCAATCGTGGATCAGCGGCATCAGTTAGAGTTGCTGTTAGACCATCTGGTGCAGCTATTGCCAATCAACACTATGTAATATACGATACAGTTATAGCTCAAACTGACTCTCTTCACCTCACTCTAGGTATTACATTAGCAACTACAGATGTTGTAACAGTGTACGCATCGAGTGTTAATTTATCTTTTAGTCTATTTGGATCGGAGATTACATAATGGCAATTCGCAATAATCAATCATTTAGTATTCAGTCTAGTACAAGATCTGTATCGACAAATACTAGTGAACAAATATGGAAAAGAAACAAAGCATGGCCAGAATTTCCAGAGTCAGTTTCTAGTAGTGATGAAAAATTTGTTGGGTTGTGTGCTGTTTGGCCAGGAGATAACACTGGAAATAATGGCAATGAAAGTTCAGTAACTTGTCAAGTGTCTAACAGTGGTACTTATCAAGTTGAGCGTGTCGGTATTAGTACAACAAACAGATCGACTAATCAATATGTCGAATGGGCAACTCCTTTTGATAATAATGCATTATATGATGCCACTGTTACTTTTACAGATACTGGAGATGTAGTAACAAGAAGTTCTCATGGATATATTGAAGGAGACATTGTACAATTCTACCGCATTTCATCAACAACTGGAATAACAGAAGGAAAAGATTATTATGTAATAAATCCAACAACAAATACATTTCAAATCTCAGCAACAGAATCTGGTAGTGCTGTGGCACTAACTACTGATGGATCTGGATCATTGCTGCCATATAAAATAGAAACTATAAAAATTACGCCAACATCTGGTAACATTGAGAGACTCGATCTTGATAATAAATTTGCACCTTTTTCTAGAGGTGGATATACTAGTGGTTGGTTAGAAATAAAACTTTCACTTCCAAGTTGCACAAGTCTACAACTTAGTAATATCTCTGATTTTACTGCGGTTATGGCGAAATATTTAGAAAGTATAGAAATTTACAATCTTAGTAGTAGCATTACTAGTTTTCAAAATATGTGTAGTGGATGCACTAACCTACAAAATTTTGTTATAGATCCTAGTCTTTCATCAAATGTAACTAGTTTTAGTAGTGCTTTTTCTGATTGTTATAATCTTGATCGAGCTCCGTATCTTGATACTTCCAGTGCTACAAACATATCTTTTATGTTCAATGAATGCTTTAAATTAAAAAAATTGCCTTTATATGATTTTAGTTCTGTCACAAACGCTACCGCTGCTTTTCAATCATGTACTTCTTTAGAAGAGATTCCACAATTTGATTTTAGTAGTTGTACAATTATGAGTAGTACGTTTGCAAGTTGTTACTCTTTGAAAGAAGTTCCATATTTAAATACAGGATTAGTTCTATCTTTTTCATCTTGCTTTTCAAGTTGTTATTCACTTGCAAAAGTAGCAGATTTTGATATGACCAGTGTTACAAGCGTAAATTTTATGTTTTCAAACTGTAGATCATTGATTACAGCTCCAAACTTTTTAAATTTTAATAGTAGTGGAGTAGATCAAGCAAGAAGTGTTTTCTCAAATTGTGTGGCTTTGAGAAAAGTTCCAGATACTGATTATACTTCATGTACTAATTGGGATGATCATTTTAGCAATTGCATTTCTTTAGAAAAACTTCCAAGATATAATATGCCAAATATGAACAATGGCAGAAGTAGTGTATTATACAATTGTGCAAATATTCAAGTTATTCCCAGTCATTGGAATTTTGGCACTGGAACTTCATCTTCTGGTCTTTCTATTAGTGGATGCGCATCACTACAAAGAATAGAATCTACTGATTTATATGACGTTTCATTTTCAGTTGCGAACGCCAAGTTATCCTTTAATTCATTGAATGAAATATACACAAACTTATCAACTGTTACTTCACAAACTATAACTGTATCTAGTAATCCTGGGACAGTTGCTGACAATACTTCTATTGCTACAGACAAAGGTTGGACTGTTACGGGATAATTTAGGAGATTAACTATGGAAAACACACAAGGATTTTATAAGAATGATAATGGTACATTACTTTATGGACCAAATTTTGTAATGAATTCTAATTATGAATTGAGAAAAGAGTCTAAGGATGACCATACATATCCTGTTGATGGATGGTATTGGTTTGATAGTCAGACAGAAGCATGTGAATTCTTTGGTATTGTAACACCAGAGGAGGTATAAAAAATGGCATTAGATTTTCCAGCATCACCAAGTTTGAATGATACTGTTACTATTGGAACAAAAACTTGGAAATACAATGGTGCAGCATGGCAAATAGTTCCACTAAACACTGAGTATAAAATTATCGATAATATTGCGTCTTCTTTTAATGGAACTACAACAGCATTTACTCTTACTAGCAATACGAACAAGTTCATAAATAGTGAAATAACAACAGCAGCGAGAGTAATGATATCAGTTGGTGGTGTGATTCAACAACCAGATCCAACTCAATCAAGTGGATTTTATATTTCTGGTGGAACGGATTTGACGACAGATCCTATTGTAATTAATTTTGTAGAAGCGCCAAAAGCAGGTCAAGACTTTTTTGGTGTAGTTTTTGGGTTGACAACTTCTACTACTGAATTAGATGCTTATGTTACACAAGAACAATCAATCGTAAATAGCATAGTATTTGGAGTATAGATCATGGCAAAAAGACAAGAAAAACAATACTTATTTGATGCTAGTGCGAAGACCGTAAAAATTCCTGGTCATAGAGATCTAAATGATCTTCTATTGATTATTAATGTAACTGCAGATACTGTAATATATTCGGTTGGAGTTGCTGGGAAAGGAGGAACTAAGTCTCATACACACCCAGAGCTAGGAACTGACCCAGACTTCCCATATTCTATTGATGGTCATTGTGTCTTCACATTAGATTTTGATACAACATCGATGAGTGATACGGATGAGTTGCTCATCTACGTTGAAGATAATGCTCAGGGACTAAAGGTTCGTCCTTTCGATTTTGGCACAGACGCAATTGAAAGAATACGTGTTGCTAATCCACAGTCACTAATTGACGCTGACTTTGAATATGGATTACAAGCAACTAAATGGCAGTCGGTTGGACTGAATAGAAATATCCCTTCGTTCTTTGAATTTCCTGGACCAGCACTAGTAGCATCTGAAATAGAGTCTTTAGGAGCTGCTACCTTTTCAACAGTGAGAGTAACAGTTACTACTGGAACTGCTCCTGATGTGGGAACACCAGTTTCAATTACTGGCACTGATAGTGATTTGGCGAATGGTTTGTTTGTTGTTAACGCAAATAACTCTCCTACATTATCTACTTTTGATGTTCTAGTCAAAGGAAGTATTGCTACTGGAAGTATATACAACCCAACGGTAGTAGTAAAAGAAGGAGGAACTTATGTTGGTTCTCCTATGGATATTAATACAATGACTGGTGATGGTGCTGGTGGTAATGTAACCGTTACATTCAATAGTCCACATGGTCTAGTTCCAGGTTCGCCTATTCTTGTTGTTGATACCACCGCAGGAACTCAATCACATGAAGGTAGATTCTTTGTTACGGAAGTAACAGATGGAGATACTATTGTTTATGATGCTGGTCAGACCGTAACTAGTGGTTCTATTACAACGACTAATGTTAGTCTAATAGCAATCAATGATAGTTTCTTTATTCATAGACCATTTGATGGTGGTGTTCTCGTAGGTCCATACTTACCTATTCATGGATTAGAAGCAAAGAGACAATCAAAAAGATACTTCCGTTATCAATCTGGTAAGGGAATTTTGTATTCCACTGGAGCACTGTTCAATCCAATCTTTGATTTACAGTCAGCATCGTGGAGTTCTGGCACAAATGAAATCACGATTGAAACTCAATTATCTCATGGATTACAAGCAGGTGCTACTATTGAATTATATGGTATCTCTTCGACAAATTACAACGGAACATATATTGTAAAAACTATTGTAGATGATAAAACATTTAGAGTAGATGAAGGAGCATCAGCGCCAACCGATGCCGCTGCCGTTCTTGATAACCAACCAAGAATTGCTATTACGAAATGGTCTGGATCATCTATTCGTTGTGGATTGTTTGACGATACTAACGGAGTTTTTTGGGAATTTGATGGACAAGAACTGAATGTAGTTCGTCGTTCTTCTACATTCCAACTTACTGGTGTCTGCTCTATTACAAATGGATCACAGGCAGTTACAGGAACAAATACAAGATTCACAGAACAATTAAAAGTTGGTGATAATATTCTAATCAAAGGTCAAAGATATCTGGTAACTACTATTACTAGTGATACTTCTATTTCAGTATCTCCAGAAAATAGAGGTGCTACTGTAACTAATTCAAAACCGACGATTATTAGGGAACTTCGCGTTCCACAAAGTAAATTCAACTACGATAAAATTGATGGAAAAGGAGCATCTGGATATAATATAGATCTATCCAAGATGCAGATGGTTGCCATTCAGTATTCATGGTATGGTGCTGGATTTATTGACTTCATGCTGAGAGGTCCAGAAGGAAACTTTGTTACTGTTCATAGAATATCAAACAGTAACTTCAACGCAGAAGCTTATATGAGATCTGGAAACTTGCCAGCAAGATATGAAGTTGTAAATTATTCAGCTTTAGATAAATTAGCATCAGCATCAGGAACTACTGGAGACATTACATTGGCAGATGCTTCCAGATTCCCAGAAGCATCAGCAACATATCCAGAACATGTTATGGTTACAAGTAATCAATCTGGAACTATTAGACATGAAATTATTAGTTATACTGGCAAATCTGGAAATGTATTGACTGGAACTACTAGAGCAGATTCTTATACACAATTCCTCGCTGGAGCATCTAGATCATTTAGTGGAGCAACCACAGCATATAATCACCCAGCAGGTTCAAGTGCAATTCTATTGAATACAACATGTGCTCCAACAATTTCACACTGGGGTTCTGCTGTAATTATGGATGGAGAATTCCAAGAAGATACTGGTTATCTGTTTAGTTTGTCAGTAACAAACGTAACTATTGCTGGTAATGGTATTCAAAATCTATTGTTGTTCCGTCCTGCTCCATCAGTTTCAGATACAATTCCTGGTCTTCTTGGAGAAAGAGAAATTATTAATAGATCACAGATCAAGCTACAAAGTTTAGAATTGAATAACAACTCAAGCAGAAACCTTGAGATTGCCGCTATCTTGAATCCAAGTAACGTTGGAGCAGCAACTTGGCAGAATGCTAATACCACTACTGTTAGAACTGTAACTGCTTTCCAACCATCATTTGCACAATATGCTACTTCAGGTGGAACTCTTGCTGGAACAACAACAGCACCAGAAGATGGAGAGATTTTATTTAGATATCTTTCTGCTTCTGGAACTGCTACATATGATTTGTCTGCTATCAAAGAAGTTCAAAACTCTATCATTGGTGGAGACTCTACTTATCCAGATGGACCAGAAGTAATTGTATTTACCATTGCTAATAACAATTCCCAGTCAGCAACTGTTGATATCATTCTTCGTTGGACGGAGGCACAAGCATAATGGCACTAACTAGAGGACAAATATTAATAAATCCAGAAATTATAAGTGGAGTAGCAGCAGACGGAGCATCTCTAATTTTTTATGAGGGTTCTACAAATGGAACAAATACTGTTTCTTTAAAAGCACCAGATTCATTAGCAGCAAATTATACTCTGACTTTGCCAGCAGATGATGGTACAGCAAATCAATATTTACAAACTAATGGAACTGGAGTTTTATCTTGGGTAGATGCACCAGGAGCATCTGCTGCAGGATCTGATACACAAATACAATATAATAGTTCTGGATCATTTGCTGGTGCTACTGGAATTACTACAGACGGCAGCAATCTTCTTATTGATAGTCAAGGAGATCTAAGACTTGGAGATGGCACAAACTATCTTGCTTTTCAAGCTCCTGCTTCTATTGGAGCAGTTCGAACTTATACATTACCAGCAACAATTGGTTCATCTGGAGACATATTGCAGATTGCTTCTTCTCCAACACCAACAGCAACTGATGCTACTCTAGTTTGGGCAAATGCTTCTGGAACAACTCAATCTGCTGCTGGTGGATCTGGTGATATTCAGTTCAGTGACGGTGCTGGAAACTTTACATCAGACACGGATATCAACTTTGATGCTACTAATACACGTTTGAATATTGGTAATAAAACTGATGCTAGTGGAAATCTCTTTGTTGAAGGCACTGTGTTTACCCCAGTTGCTATTAAAATTAGCGAATCAGGAGCAAACAGAGGTCCAATTACAAACTTAATAAGAGAATCAATTAGTCCAGCAGCAGATGATTTCATGGCGTCAATTGATTGGATTGGTGCTTATGATGCTGGTCCGCCATCAGGAGTGCAGCAGGGATATGGATACACGACAATAATTTCCCAGATAGAAGATCCAGATGAAGATGGCACTACATCTGGATCTATTGGACCAACTTCAAGTTTTAGTGTTTATCTTTCTAATAAAGATGCAGGAAATCTTGGCATTGTTTCAAGATCTTTTTATTCTACAAGCAATGGATCTAGTGTAGTTGCAAACTGGCCAGTCGCTAGCGTTAATTATACTGGATTTACTATACAATGCACAAATGATTCTGGAGGTAGCACAAGCAACGTAAGTGTCGGAGCAGATTCAAGATTACTTAGTTGTACATATCAGGGCACTAGTGTTTTTCAGATTTCTCCCGATGGTGTTGCTATAGGTCAAGGAATATCATTACAAGATGACGACAGAACTAATACAGTTCTTATACAAGCACCAGCAAATGTAACTAATGATTATATTATCACTCTCCCTGCTGCAGGGGGTGCTGCAAATGACATTCTCCAGTTTGACGGATCTCAAAATGCTTCATTTGTTTCAAATACCAGAACTCTCAACTTTGTAATTGATGGTGGTGGTTCTGCAATTACTACTGGAAAGAAAGGAGTAATTGTTATTGATGGAGATTATACAGTAACTGGTTGGACGATTATTGCAGATCAATCTGGAAGTATTGTAGTTGATGTAAACCGTTCTACTTTCACAGGATTCCCAACAACATCTTCTATTGCTGGAACGGAACTTCCAACATTATCTTCAGCACAGAAAGCAGAAGATCTCACATTATCTTCATGGACAACTACACTATCCGCAAGAGATGTGATAGAATTTGAAGTTGACTCTGCTACAACTGTTACAAGAGTTACAGTCGCATTACGTTTAGTACCCAGTTAATAATCATGACATTTAGTAAAAAATTAGCACAAAGAAATAAAGACCACAGAAGTTCTCTAGATGCTAGTCAACTAGAGTCTATGAAAAAACTAGAAGAAAATAAAAATTTATTAGACGACAGCGAATCACAACAACCCACTGAATAATTATGGCAACTGAAACTTTATTACCTGATGCAGTAATAGGAACTCCTGTAGGATTTAACAATGACGCTGTAATTGCAAATTTGGATGAAGGTGTTGCTAATGCTGATGGAACGTTTGCTACTGCTGATACTAGTGGAGCAACTGAAATAATTCTTTCTTTTCCATCACCAACAGACACTCTAACTAGTGGAGCAAACTTACAAACCTTTAGGGCAGTTGTAAAGAAAAATGCTAGCGGTGGAAATAATCCAACAGTTCAGTTAGTTGTCTATGAGTCTGGAAGTTCTACAGGAACATCTAGTAATAATATTACGGTATCATCTACCACAGGTCAAACCATATCATTTACCTGGAATGCCAATATTCTAGCAGCACTATCTGGAGCTAACGTTGAGGTTGGTATTATTCAGACTGGTGGTGCTAGTGGAAGACGAAGTAATAGAAGATATGTAGAAGTTGATACTGCCGAATGGATTGCTGACTATACGGTTGCTCCAGTTGGCGGAGGAGCATATTCCTTCTCTACCTTCTTTTGATAAATACTTAATAAAGTAGGTTGTAAGGATGGCTCAACCAGCATCTAGGGCAGAGTTTACTGATTACTGCCTAAGAAAATTAGGCGCACCAGTATTAGAAATCAACGTTGATGATGATCAAGTTGATGATCTGATTGATGATGCCATTCAGTTTTTTCAAGAGAACTGCTACAATGGTGCTGAGCGTGCTTACCTAAGACACAAAATTACTGCTGACGATCTAACAAGATTTGATGGAGAACTAACTACAACATCTGGAACTACTAATTGGGAAGAGGCAACAAATTATATTCCTATTCCTAATCACGTTGTTGGCATTACAAGAGTATTTGGTCTAGTCAGCAACTCAATCCGTTCTAACCTTTTTGGTGTTGAGTATCAGTTGTTCCTGAACGATCTGTATGCGTTTGGATCACTAGATATCCTCAACTACTATATGAACAAGCAGTATCTAGAGACACTGGATATGGTCCTCAACAATGGATCATTCCAGCAGTTCAGATACACAATGCGTCGTGATCGTTTATATCTTGATATCAATAAGGCATTCCTCAAAGAGGATACTTGGTTATTGATTGAGGCACATCGTCTTGTTGATCCTACAGACGCAACCGAAATGTATAATGATATGTTCTTGAAGAGATACGCTACTGCTCTAATCAAAAGACAGTGGGGTCAAAACATGATCAAGTTTAATAACGTACAACTTCCTGGTGGTATTACCATGAATGGAAGACAGTTGTATGAAGATGCTGTTGGAGAGATTATGCAAATAGAAAGTGAAGTCCTCAGCAAGTATGCTATTCCACCTATGGACATGATCGGATAAGATGCCTACCAGTCATTACTTTCCACTCTATCTAAAAAATGATAGTGGGGAACAAAACCTAGTTCAAGATTTAGTAGATGAGCAGATCAAGCTCTTCGGTAGTGATGTCTATTATCTCTCTAGAAAGACAACTCAAGATGGAGTTCTTGGTGACATTATCTTCTCAGAGTTCAATGAGAAAATAGTTATAGAAGCGTTCTTACAAAACGTAGAAGGATTTGGAGATACTTCAGAATTTATCAGTAAGTTTGGTCTAAAGATTACTGATGAAATCAGGATTACTATCTCCGCAAGACGATGGGATGAAGAAGCACCTAGATTGAAAAATCTAGAAATTATGACAAGACCCAATGAAGGTGATCTAATATACTTCCCACTAACAGAAGATATATATGAAATAAAATTTGTAGAAAGAGAACAACCTTTCTATCAGTTAGGTAAAGTATATTTCTATACTCTAACTTGTGAAATCTATGATGTTGGTAGCGATGATTTCAACACTGGAATTCCTGAGATTGATGATGACGCACTAGAAACAGATTACTCCATTACTCTTGTATTGGATGAAGGTGGAACTGGCAACTACTATCAAAATGATATTATAGAATATCACACTGTTGGTGAGTTGTTAGGTAATACAACATATACTCCAACTGGTATAACTGCTAAGGTAGCAGACTGGGATGCACCAACTAGATCATTGAAACTAATCAATATTACTGGAGACTTTGCAGAAGGACAAGCTGTACTAAAACAAAGTGGATCTTCTTATACCAGTGATGGTGTATACATTATAGGAGATCAAAGTCCTACTGTCAATATTGATGACAGCAATAGTGAATATGATGATAATAAATACATAGAAGTTGAAGCGGATGACATTCTCGACTTTACAGAGAGGAATCCATTTGGCGAATATGGAAACTTTACTGATGTCTTCTAATGTTAGGATCTCATTTTTATAACGAAACTATACGAAGAACTGTCATTGCTTTTGGAACTCTATTTAATAATGTAGAGATCAGAAGAAAAGATCCTTCGGATGATTCTATTATTGAGCAACAGAAAGTTCCTCTTGCTTATGGACCTAAGCAAAAGTTTTTAGTTCGATTGGAAGAGAACCCAGATCTTCGTAAAGTATCAATCACATTGCCACGTCTCTATTTTGAGATGACAGGTCTTGACTACGATTCTGCCCGTAAGACATCACCAATTCAAAAATACAAAACGATCATTGATGATAATGGTAATGAGGTCCGAACTCAATATGTTCCTGTTCCTTATAATATAAATTTTGAACTAGGTGTAATTGCAAAGTCTCAAGATGATGCACTGCAAATTACAGAACAAATACTTCCATATTTTCAACCATCATTTTCATTAACATTGAATATGATTCCAGATATGGATGAGAAAAAAGATGTTGCTATAGTTCTCAATAGTATAAGTCATGAAGATAACTGGGATGATAGTTTTTTAGAACGTAGATACATTGTATATACTCTAAACTTCACTGCTAAAACTTATCTCTACGGTCCATACAACACTGCTTCTGTTATCAAGAAAGCAATCATTCACGAAACGCTTGGTGATAATAATGTCAATCGTAGAACTATTACAAGAACATACACGCCAAAAGCAACAACAGATATCAATGAAGATGGTAACATTGATGGTTTAGACGATCTTCTATTGACCGCTGATGATGACTTTGGATTTAATGAAGGAATTGAATTCTTATGAGCCTAGAAGAAAACATGGAGGAGATCCTCAATATCAGTGCTGAACCTGTGGTGGATAAACCACCAGTAAAGGTTGAGAAAACTGATGACGATCGCCAGAAAGATTATGAATATACCAGAGGCGAACTATACAGCCTCATAGATCAGGGTCAGGAGGCGGTCAGAGGCGCTTTAGAGGTCGCTCAGGAGTCAGGGCACCCGAGAGCGTATGAGGTCGCTGTAGCGGCAATGAAGCACGTCGCAGACATGACTGAGAAACTACAGGATCTTCATAAGAAGATGAAGGATCTTGACGAGGAAAAGAAAGGTCCAACCAAGGTCACAAACAACGCTATGTTTGTCGGTAGCACTGCGGAACTTCAGAAGATGCTGAAGCAGATGAACGGCAACAAGAGATAAATAGCTCAGAGGTGTAATCTAGATGGCATACACAAGATACGATTACAATAATGTTATTGTGTCTCCTCAACCTGCTAGCACAACTGTCAATCAGTTTTCTGGCACTGAGGGTTGGAGCACTGTGACTTATAGTGATTGGAATGGTGATTATGTCGCACATGATTATTCTAATGCTGTAAGAACTCCTGGCACATATCAAGCTAGGAACTATGACAATACCACTAGAACACCAGCGGCGTATCAGCGCCACGATGTAAATAACGATCCAGTAGAAATCTAATGGCACAGTGGAATAAGAACGAACAAGCATATAGAGTTCAAGACACTACTAACTTTGAAGTTGTGATGCTTGCCGATGAAAACGGTAATCCACTCAACAGTTATGGTGCTGCTGCTAACATTCCTATTGCTGCTGGACTGTTAGACGGATATTCACACATCAACAAGTTTGGATATAGAGATACCCTTGCGTCTACTTTCCAAGCAATCTGGGACGGAACTACAGCATATCCATATATTGGAACTGCTGGACCAGCAACGGTAACTTCAGATGATACAGATGATGCTGGCGCTGTAATTTCTGTATATGGTTTGGATGAAAATTATAATGATGTTTCAGAAGACCTCACTATTGGAACACCTGGAGCAATAAATTTTATTCGTGTCTTTAGAGCATTTGTAAAAACACCTGCGGCAGGTGAAACAACAAATGTTGGTAAGATTTCTGTTACAGTTGATGGTGCTGCTAGGGCATTTATTTTAGCAGGAGCAGGACAAACACTGATGGCAGTATATACTATCCCTGCTGGTAAAACTGGTTATCTAATGAAGTTTCAGGGGTCTATTGATAAGTCAAACGGTGAAACGAAATTTAGATTTATGTCACGACCTTTTGGTGGAGCATTCAATGTCAAGGGTCAGTTTGGAACTGCTGCTGGATCTCCAGTCACATATGATTATCCAGTTCCTCTAAAGTTTACGGAAAAAACTGATTTAGAAGTGAGAGCATTATCTGGCAGCACTTTAGGAGCTGGTGCTACTTTTGATTTGATACTTGTAGATAACTAAATAAAAAGGTAAACCCTCAGCGTTTATCATGAGAGCATATAAAGAGATCAAGCATCTCGCTGAAGAAGCAAAGAAGAAAGAAAAAGAAGAGAAGCGTTTCTGTAAGCTTTGCCAAAAACCAGAA